CCATTTCTCGGGCTCCTTAGCTGATTATTTCGTAGCTGACTGTAACTGTTAGAACGTTGGCTGTACCAGCTGTAACTGTTAAACTAGTGTTTTCTGGCAAGTAAATTGCTGTGCTTTTATCCAGTGCAATTAGCGAAGCATTAGCTGGAATACTAATGGTGCTGGCCATTGCAGTATTTGATCCACCACCTGCTGCCGCACTATTGTAAAACAAGCTGAAGTTACAAGCGTTTGTACCGTTTACGTTGGCCACAATCACGTTGTTAATTTTCAACACTTGGTTGCTACTAGCGGCATTACTTACAATGCTAGTATTGCTAGTTGTGCTTAGACTAGACACACTAGTTGTGCCTGTAATTGTTTGTACGTTTACTATATTTGGAGCTGCCATGATCTATTCCTTTTGTATATTTATCCGCCAAAAACCATCGACATGGCAATTGCTTTACCAGTGCTCGCTGGCTTGATTCCGCCTACAAACACTGTTGTTCCGGCTTGTCCAATGTTAATTGTACCTGTAACACCGGCACCTACGTTTAGTATACCACTAGTTACGTTGGTAGTTATCGAAGCTGTACCACTAGTGCCGTTACCATATACGCTTAAGATGTTGTTGTAAGTAGGATTACCTAAAATCCAAGTTGTAGCACTGGCCGCGCTGGTCGCTACGTTGATGCTAGTTGCCGCACTGTACTCGTTTACAGTAGTTGCGTTGCTGGTAGCATGGTTAAATGTAGTACCAGATGCTACGATAGCCGGGGTATTAATGTTAGTGGTAGCTAGGAATGTAGCTGTCTTGATAGTACCATAAGTACCACTTGAGAAGGTGTTACCAGATTCTGTACCATTTACAAACCATTCTAGATAGTTTGTTGCATTAGATAATACCAGAGCGGCATTAAGATCAGCGCCGTTATAGTAGTGGAATCGTAAACCGATATCCTTACCATCACTCGATCCCCATGTTCCACCTACGCCACCTGTTGGTGCATGTAGCTCGATCAAGTTGTCAGTGTAGACTGTGTTGTTACCTTGAACGTATGTTGTAGTACCGTTGAATGTGGCCGTTCCTGTAACAGTCAAGTTACCTGGAACGGTTACGTTACCAGCACCAGTACTTGAAATTGCCAGTGTACCTGAGTTATCAGTTAGAGTGACTGTACCAACTGTGATTGAACCAGGACCAACATATAGACTTCTCCAACGTTTGCTAGGACTACCCAGGTCATAGGTAATGTCAGTTGCTGGTGCAATAGTTTGATAACTTGCACCTAAGAATGTGCGTACCGCACGTTGAGTCGGAACTTTTGTATCCGAGTTTTGACTTATTGTACCGTCTGTTGAAAATTCATCTACTTGTGCGCCAAGCTGTGCGCCGATTGAACCTAGTTTCAAACTGGTCAAACCGCTCAAATTAAACGCTGACGCATTAAGTGTTGCGGCACCAGTTGCTTGGTTAACACTAAAATATTGACCTACACTAAAATTACCATCTTGGTCGGTGGCCACATAGTAAACACGACCTGGTAGTGCGTAGACTGTTTGATTAGCAGGTGTCGGGCTTTGACTTGGAACGCCAGGATAGTTAGTAGTAGCAATACTACCAGTACCAATACTTAGGAAATCGTGTCCAGTTAGTCGTACCTGACTAAAGTTGTAGCGAATTTGCAGTGCATTTCCGTCTACGCTTGGAGTTGTTTTTTGTCCTGCTAGTGTAACTGTAATAACGCTACCGGTATTGATCCAACTGCCCGACACTGCTTGGATAACATAAGCGCCACCTGAATCAGCACCGTTAGTAAACTGTAAACTTGCACCAACTGTTGGTGCCGCTGTTAGACTGCTAAGGACCAGTAGGTAGTTTGATTGACCAGTTGCCGCTGTTACTGTAGCTGTTGCGTTACTTGTGCCGCCAGTAATCACGTTGGTTCCGTTAAATGTTCCGCTAACGCCCTTGTAATAAATGTAACCTGTTTGTACACTAGTTACAGTACCAGTTGCATTGCTGGTTGCCTGAGTAATTGTTTCACCAACTTGGAATGACCCAGATAATGTTGCTGTGTTGATAGTCAACATGTTACCATACACGGTACCAGTTACTGGCGATTCTGTAGTGTCATATCCTCTTGATACTGCACCATACTGTCCGTATGAGTTATTACCTGATAGTGAACGAATCTTACCACCACCTGTAGTAGCATAGCCAAAATAGCAATAGTAGGTAAACACTGAAACTGCTTCAACACGACCGCCGTCTTTGGCCCATAGACCAACACCTAGGTCTAGTATACAGTTGTAAGCCCAGAATACAATACTCTTGTTGCCACTTGCTTGTACGCTTCCGTCGACAATAGCACCAACACCGCCTGAGCTTTGTGCTGTACAATCTTTAACATAGGGACTTTTTGTAATCGTTGACGCAGGATTGAGACGGAAATATACCCCGCCTATCGTTGCCTGAGTAATATCGTTTGCAGGACTGCCGGCAGTAAAACCAGTCATACCTGTTAATAACAATCCCTGTACCATGCTTTGGTCGCTGAGCAAGAACATAGTACTTAGATTATTAAGTACTGGACTAGCATCTAAACTTCTAAACGTAAATGTCAGTGTTCCGCTTGGTGTTGTATCAGGACTTGCTGAAATAATCAATGTATTACTATCAACTACAGTTGAAACTTTTTGTCCGCTAGTGAAACCTGTACCAGTGATAGTCATTCCAACTTGAACACTAGCAGTGTTGTTGACTTTTAAGGTAGTTCCGCTCGATCCGCTAGCAGTGTAAGTTGCAGTTGTTGTAGCTGTTTTTGGTAAAATCTTAGTATCACGCATGCCGTCACCGATAACACTAACGTTAGCTGGAACTGTGATAGGTAATGTTTCTAAGTAGTTACCGGCTTTAACGTAAATTGTTGCTGGACCTGATACTGTTGCGCAGGCCTTTTGTAAACTGGCCCATGCATTGTTCATGCTAGTACCCGAGTTAGTATCTGAACCTTCTGGAGTTACATAAAATACAGCACCAGTTACATTAGGATATGCCCAACTAGGAACGCCACTTGCTACTGTTAATACTTGTCCGGTTGACCCAACTGCTAGTCTCTGATTTGAACTAGCACCATAGTAGGTAATATCACCTGTAGTAGTATTCGAGTTTTGACCTTGCGCCATTATCTGCCAATCTACGGCAGCTAGGTCTGTGGCCCAAGTTCCTGAAGTATGTGCAACTACGCAGATATAGCTTGATCCGCTAAAGCTGACAGCATCGTTAATCTGATAAGCAGTACTGGTTGTCCAAGCACCGCGCCAGTTAACTCTTAGTTTTCCTAAATTTATTGTGGTTATACTCATGTTAGATCCATTATTCTAATATTTAGCTGGAAAACGTAGCTATAAGGTTTCCGTTGCTGTCAAGACTGTATGCGTATTGACTATTGCCCACATCGTAGGTGACATAAGTGCTGTTAACACCATCTGTGGTCATTGTTATATTTGTATCATCAATTTTACTATAAATCAAGTTGTAGTTAGCATCAAAACTAAAAGCGTGTACCAGAGTATTTCCGCTGATATTTCCCGAACCGTCTACTTTTAAGCCACCACTAGCAGGTACTATCACACTGCCTGAAACTGAGCTAGTTGCTACAGGAGTGCTGGTAACTGAAATCGTTCCGTCGCCTGCAACACTAATTCCAGAGCCAATTTTAACTCCGCCTAGTAGGCTGTTAGTGGCAGCGGCAATCGGTGCAGTAATCGATATATTACTAGAGCCATCAAAACTTACACCGTTAATGGTAACCGAGTTGGCCAACTTGGTCGCTGTGGCCGCATTGCCTGCAAGTATAAAATTCTTAACTACTGTTAGTGTAGTTTGTTCGCTGGTTAAGGTGCCCGATTCATTTTTAACAATCGCAGTTATTTCTGCGCCAGTTAGCGTACTGGTACTTGGGAGATCGGTAAACTTTACAGTCATTTATTATCCTATTACAAAATAATAACCAGTTCCGCCAGCGGCTAAACTAGTAACTTCCTTGTCTAATTTTTCTATTTCTTCTTTACTTTCTGCTAGAAGTGCAGTGCCGTTAAGTTGTATAGCACTTTGCGGTCCGGCAATTGATCCAAACTTGCTACGGCCCTGTCCTAGTATCTGTTTGCATACCGCTAGCGTGTAGTTGCGTAACCACTGTTTGGCATAAAGGTCTTGTAGTAACACCCAGTCAGGACGATAGTTATAGCTTTGTATAAGAATTTGCTCGCCTTGAGCAAAAGGGCGTTGTAGGATATTAAGAATATGTGTAGTTGATTTCCAGCTAAATTCAATAAAACTACCAAACATACGTCCAACTAGTTTTTGATAGCCGGCAAACATATCATAAGTTGCTAGCCCGCCCATCATAGAGCCCGACATTAAATAGGTATTTGTATATGCCAAGTTGAAAGGTTCAAATAGTGTGCCGCCAGCACCCATACCAGTACGACTACCAATAGCTCTGCGAAATACTTGACGAACAGTAATAACTTCATCGGGCAGTCTGTATTCATTTTGATCCTGTATTAGTTCTAGGAACATATAACTTTCTTCAACTGCGTTAGGACTGCGCTGGCGATACTGTGCTAGAGCACGATCTAGTGCTATTTCGTAGTGCTTAGGGTCTAATTCTACGTCTACAATTCCATCGGCAAGCATGAGTTTAACATAGTCAAATACTGCGTTACGCTCTATAGTGCTGTTGCTCTGGGGTGTTGATGGTACTGGATCTGCCATTATTTTGTTCTCCTATGATATTTATCCGACTATAAATACTATTATGCCAAGACTCTCCCTCTATAAACCAGAAAAAGGTAATGATTATAAGTTCATGGATCGCACAGCCAGCGAAATGTTTCAAGTTGGCGGTACTGATCTTTACCTACACAAGTACCTAGGACCCGAGCTTAAAACGTCCGGAACAAGCGACCAGCCTGTATACGGTGCTGTTAATGTAACTAATATACAAGATCTGCTGTTTTTAGAAAATCGTGATCGTAAATATGACACTGAAATCTACAGATTACGGGGCCATTATAGCGTGTCAAATATAGATTTTAATCTTAGTCAATTTGGACTTTTTATTGATAATGATACGATCTATATGACTGTACATATTAATGATATTATACATACGATCGGTCGTAAACCCGTTAGCGGGGACGTATTTGAATTGCCGCATTTGCGTGATAATTTTGCACTTAATGATTTTTCAGTAGGACTGCCGCGTTATTACGTTATCGAAGATGTAGGTCGTGCTAGTGAGGGATTTAGTGCCACTTGGTATCCGCATTTATACAGATTAAAATGCAAGAAAGTTGCAGACAATCAACAATTTGCCGAGATTTTTAATCAGCCTGCCAGAGACGCTAACGGAGATCCAATGGCGGACGGCACTACACTCCGTGATCTACTAAGTACTCACTCTAAAGAACTACAGATCAATGATCAAGTTGTGGCGCAAGCTGAAGCAGATGCTCCTAAGAGCGGTTACGAAACTCGTCAGTTTTACACTCTAGCAGTAGACACACAAGGTAAAGCTGTGCTTAACACAGCAGACCAAGCAGATTTAGATGCTAGTAACGTAGGTGGCGTTGCTGCCGGTGCTAATGATGCTGTACCTAATCGTACTGGCTACACTGGTTATCTAGTAGGTGACGGATTTCCAGTCAATGGATATGATTTTGGATTTGGAATACAATTTCCAAGTGCTCCGGCTGAGAACGATTTTTTCCTAAGAACAGATTTTTTACCTAATAGACTATTTCGATTTGATGCTACTCGTTGGGTTAAAGTCGAAGATGCTGTTCGTATGAATATGACTAATAATGACTCACGTAGTACTCTTAAAACTGGATTTATCAACAACAACTATAACACTTATAATGATCAAGTGGCTGTGGATTATGTAGAGCTAGCTGTGGGTGCTACTATTATTAATACCACGATACCATATGTAACAGCACCGTATGTGACTATCAAATATCAAACAACGCAATTAGAATATGATCTTGCCACATATCCTACACTTATTTCAAGCTATCAGCACACTAGTCCGATTGGTATTATATCAAATTGCGTAAGAATTACCTTGCCATACATTGCTAATATAGAATCTTTAGATGCAGGATCAGCAAGTCAGAATTACGAACCTACAAACGTTGATGATGGCGGTACAGCATACAGTCAATCAGTAACACCGGACAATATATTAGACGATGCTCCACAACAGACCATTCCGTTTGCTGGCGCATGGACAGTTACATTGTGGAACTACAGAGAAAGTCAACGCCAGAGCTTGTCAACAGCACTTAAACCAAGGGCAGATTTATAATGCAATTTTTCTATGACGGACAGATAAGACGTTACATCACACAGACTATTCGTGTGTTTAGTAATTTTGTAGTCAAATACGGAGACGGAACTCTTCATCGCATACCGGTCATGTACGGAGATCCTGATCGTGCCGTAGCTAGCATCATACGTAATAACTCAGAAAACAAAGCTATGAGTGTGCCACGTATTTCCATCTATGTTAAACAACTTAGTTTAGATCGAGATCGCACTAGTGATGCTACATTTGTTAGCAAAATGCATTTTCGTGAAAGAGATATTGACACTACTGGACAGTCCTATACTCATGGGCAAGGACGTAACTATACTGTAGAACGTCTAATGCCTACTCCATTTAAACTTGATTTTACAGTTGATATATGGACCAGTAGCACTGAACAAAAATTGCAAGTATTAGAGCAAATCTTAGTCTTGTTTAATCCAAGTTTAGAACTACAAACTACTGATAATTACATTGATTGGACCAGTTTAACTGTTCTTAATCTAAACGGCATTACTTGGGACAGCAAAACAGTGCCAGTTGGAAATGATACTCCGCTTAGTGTTAGTTCTCTCAGCTTAGAAACCCCAATTTGGATCAGCCCGCCTGTTAAGGTTAAACATCTTGGTGTTATTACTAAGATTATTACCAGCTTATGGGGCGCCACAGATACTAGCCCAGTCGGTTATATTGAAGGTCTTGGTGAAGATCTAGCTGGTCCAACTGGAACTCCTGGTTATTCAGATTTACTAGCTCAGGAAATTACCACCATTACTGACTATACTCTACAGGTATATAACAGCCAAGCTATAATTCTAAGCCCTACAGAGGGATATATTCCACGTGAACCTACACTGGATATTCCCGTTAGACAAGGGCAACCAATAGACTGGCACAATGCTATCAACTTGTATCCTGGAAAATTTACAGCAGGTTCGAGCAGACTCTATCTAGTACAAAGTAATGGTGCAGAAGTTGTAGGAACAGTGGCTATTAATCCTGCTGATTCAACACTACTACTAGTAACTTGGGATCCAGATACTCTAGTTACTAACACAGGTATCGACAGCAATGGTATTTTTGATTATGAAGTAGGTTATACAGCGCCTGCTTATCGAAACGGTCAAACAGGTAGTCAGGGTAGTCCTGGAACATTTGATGCTATTATTAATCCGCAGACCTTTGTGCCAGCTGCCGCAGTTGCTGGAACACGATATCTAATCATTGAAGACATTGGGTCAACTGCTAATCTTGTAGACAGTCAGTGGACTACATCAAACGGTATTACTATAACAATGTCAGGTGCTTCAATTAATGGCACTACACTAACTATTAATGGACTAATATCTGGTCAAATCCAAGTAGGTATGTATCTAAGTGGCACTAATGTTTTGCCGGGAACTCGTATCACTGATGGCAATGCTAGAACTTGGACTGTAAGTAACACACATGGCTACGGTGGCGGTACAGGATCACAAACTATCACCGGCTCGTTTGTTGGTCAGCCTGCTACTAACTACGCTACTGCATGGGGACCGTTGGTAGCAAAAGCTAACGACATTATAGAATATACTGGCACTCAATGGAAAGTTATATTTGCACATGCTCAAGAAACAACTACTATGGTATGGCAAACTAATATATACACTGGGGTTCAATACAAATGGAATGGAATTTCATGGGTTAAGAGCTTCGAGGGAGAATATACGCCAGGATCATGGAGACTAGAACTTTAAAATATCAAGTAATTGACAATTTTTTGTCACCGGAATCACTGAAAAAACTTCAGGATGCCATGCTTGAGATTACCTGTACAAATCCTATCCCCTGGTTTTATAGCAGTAGCGTTGACTATATTGATCCTGCTAACGATTACCTAAATAATTTCCAGTTTACTCATACATTTTATATAAATGCTAGGCCATGTAGTGATAGATTTCATTTATTAGAAGAAATGCTGTTTAAACTTAAACCGGCTGCGCTAATTAGAATCAAGGCTAATCTACAAACTGTTACTGAAAAAAGAATTACACATAAATTCCATGTGGATGTTGAAAATATAAAATGTAAAACTGCAATATTTTATGTAAACTCTAATGACGGAGTCACTATATTTGAAGATGGAACAGAAATAAACAGCGTGGCCAACAGACTAGTTTGTTTTGATTCTGATATTAAACACGTAGGTACCAGTTGTACTGATCAAAAAGTACGCTGTGTAATAAATTTAAATTATTTCTAATATGGAAACATCAGAAAAAATCATCTGTAGTGGAGCATTATTTTATGCTAAGTCTACAGGCAGGATTTTGTTGCTTCAAAAAGCCACAGGTAAACACGAAGGAACTTGGGGGCTAGTTGGCGGTACTACAATTGAAGGTGAAACTCCCTGGCAGGGACTTCAGCGTGAAATAGTTGAAGAAATTGGTCATTGCCCTACAATAATTAAAACAATACCTCTTGAAACATTTGTGTCAAATGATACTGTGTTTAATTTCCACACATACTTGTGTGTGATTGATGAAGAATTTGTACCTACTCTCAGTGATGAGCATAGTGCTTGGGCTTGGGCTATAATAGATAGAGCTCCAAAGCCCCTACATCAAGGGCTAAGGAATAGTTTCTCAAATAAAATTATTCGTACTAAACTTCAGACTGTGTTTGATCTAATAGATTTAATATAAAAATTAGTTTTCTAATTTTTTAATATTAGGGTCTTGTATCGTAGCTGATACTTTAGTAGGTTCTTGATTAGCTACTGCTAGCAATACTTCTAAATTACTTTGGTTAGCTTTGACCATTTCATTTCTAAAACTCTCAACCGCGGCTCCTGCTTGACGTGACTGTTGTGCAGTTTCAATAGTTAGCACAGGCATCCATGCTATTGCACAACCCCATTCGTCTACATCTTTTCCTGTGTTAGGATTTTTACCTCTTACCTGTGTAAACCATGAGCATTTGAGCTCTATGCAGTCTTTTTTAATTAGTGGACAAAATTTTCCAGGTTTGATTTCCATGCTTTTCCTTATCGAATTAACTTCCCAATACTGGATTACCAGTTAGTGGCTGTTTATTTAAGTTTTCGACAACATCGTAATGTGCGAAAATGGCCACTGCCCAGTCGGGTAGTTGATTGATAGGTTCGTTAGCAGGTCTAATATCGTCTTCGCCTTCTTTAAATTCAATCCAACCTTTGTTGGTTGCAGAATTAAATTGGAGTGCGTGAACATTAGTAGGAGCTCCAGATACATCAACTTCTAGAGCACTTCCATTCTTATATGCTAGTTTGTCTTCAATAATTATTGTATGTCTCATAATATTTCCTGTTGATATTTATATATTAGTTTCTAGACGCTATAATAGTGTCTACATATTTAACTCTGAGGTCAAAAGTGCCACCGCTAAAGCTCAAACTTAATCCATGATTATGACTACCGCCGCCGCCCTGGCCTAGAATATTGCGGCCTGCGCCATAGTTAGGGTCGTTAGCTGAATAACCACCAGCGTCACTACCTACGCCGTGTGTTTGCCCGTTACTTTGTGTACCTGTTCTGTTATTATCGTCTACTGGATAAGCAGAGCACCAATGTGCATGGCTAGGAATATTGTTAGTATCCAAAGTAGTTGAACCAGATCCTGGATTACTAACAGATCCTGACCAAGTTTGATTAGCCCAAACGGAACTGTAAGCCACACTGCCTCCATTACCCACACTGCCTGATACGATTCGCAATGCATGATCACCAAATGTGTTTACTTTAGACCAATCACTAGTTGGAGCCGCTGTTTGTTGGAATACAATAGCAGTTCCGCTTGCAAATGCGTCTACTGGTACTCCGCCGATTGTTGAACTTTGTAGGGTTGCCATGTTTAATCGCTCTTAGTTATATGTTTCGCCTGCTAGCTGTTTCCATTGATATCGTTTAATGATATCAGTTGCCCAGCTTGGCAGTTCTGTTATATTTAAATTATCTGGTCTCTGATAGTCGCTATTTTCGACAAATTCAATCCAGCCTATACTGCGGTCTGTATCAAACTGTAGAGCGTGTATGCCTGTAGGTACTTGAGACATCTCCACTACTAATGGAACATTATTAATATATGCTGTTTGATCGTTGACTAACACAGTAAATTTCATTTTAATTAATTTTTTGAAGCTATAATACAGTCAACATATTGTACAGCAAGATTGACTGCGTTACCAGATAGTGATACACCGACTGACGGGTGACTATGACTGCCTCCCGATCCTGTCCCTAGTCCATATCGTCCGTTACCGTAGTTAGGATCATTAGGTGTATAACCACCAGCGTCTGATACTACTCCGTGATTTTGGCCGTTGCCCGAACTACCTGAGAAATTGTAGTCGTCAATGTTGGATGCTGAGCACCAATGAGCGTGGCTGGGAATTTGATTAGTGGCCAGTGTCATTGCACCGATGTTAACCGTGCCAGACCCGCCTACTGCTTGTGAAGTAAAGCAACTACTAAATGCCACACTGCCGCCTGAACCCACTGTGCCATTAACCACACGCATGTGGTGATCGCTGTAACTAGATGATTTTGTCCAACCTGTTGGAGCTGTTGACTGCCTAAATGCCATGGCAGTTCCCGAGGGCAACGCTATTACCTTTACGCTATTAACTGTTGATGCTTGTAACTGTGCCATGTTTTTTCCTTAGTTTAAGTAGGCAATAATATGGTCTACGTAGTTTACAGCTAGGTTGAATGAGTTGCCGCCAAAACTAGCACTGATCGAGCCGTGATCGTGTGCGCCACTGCCACCTTGCGCTAACATGTAGCGGCCGTAACCGTAGTTAGGGTCATTTGATACATACGGTGGAGCATCAGACATTAGACCATACATCTGGCCGTTACCGCCCGTACCTGTCCAATTGTTATCATCAGTCGGTGCTCCTGAATACCAATGTACGTGACTTGGAATTTGATTAGTTGCCAGTGTTGTACTTTGTGTACTACCACTGATACTACCTGATACAGTGAACCCAGTGTATGCTGAAGTAAAAGCCACACTGCCGCCTGCGCCAACTGTTCCATTAACTACACGAACAGCATGATTATCGTATGTAGTGTCTTTAGTCCAGCCAGTTGGAGAAGCTGTCTGGTTGAATAAGCAACGAGTATTAGACGGCCATGCTGTAATAGGATTGCCGCCTGCTGTTGATCCAGTGACTAGTGATGCCATTATTTCTTACCTTTTAAAAAATCAAGTTCGGCTTTTAGTGCCTTAACGCTTTCAATTAAAAATGCAGTAACTTTGGTATATTGGATACCGTATGGTTTGCCGTGTTCGTCTAGTGTGACTAGCTCGGGTGCTATCTTATAAACATCTTCAGCAATTAACCCAACTTCGCTTTGCTTGTGACCATCTTTACGATCATAGGTAACGCCCATCATGCTTAATACCTTGTCTAAAGGATTAACCAAAGGTTGTACATTTTCTTTAAATGCGATGCTAGATGTTTCAACTAGACCAACGGTGTAAATCGTACCGTTAACACCAACGCCGCCACCGATCAATACTGACTGGCCTGATGTTGCAAGAGTACCTTGTGTAATATCAGTAGTGACAAGTGTTGTAAAACGGCCGGTGGCTGCTGTTGTCGCACCAATACTAGTATTATTGATAGTACCAGCAACCGTAGCTGGAGCTATAGTCAAACCGCCAGTTGGACTAATTGTAACACTTGCACCACTTGGACTTAGTGTAACAGTTGAACTAGCTGTTAGTGTTGTAGCACTTACTGGTCCACCTGAACCTAAAACCACTGCATAAGTATTGCCGTCTGATGCTAGGATCGTAGTATTACCAGAACCTAAAACATAAGTGTTACTCGATCCAGTTTGTCCAGGACCTTTAAAGTATTGACCCGCTGTGGGAGTAACTAATGAAACGCTACCGGAAGTATTGTTCCAGAATGTTTGTGTAGTACCTAAATACAGTGTTGGATCCGGTAGTGTAATAGTATATCCGCCAACACCTGTAAATTCTGTAAATTGACCTGTGCCTGGTGCTGGAATTGTAGTTACTGTTCCAGTATTAATCGTTGACGTTACTACGGTATTATAACGAGCCATATTATTATCTCTCTAATTATGATGTTGCAGTTTCAAAACCGTAGACTGTAGCGTTAATAGCACTACCGGCACTGGCTGTTCCTACTAGGCTGTAACCAGCTTGTAGTACTAGACCTGTACGTTCAAACACACCGTAACCTACGATAGTTGTTTGTGATTCGATAATTTCATTTGCACTCGGTGATGTTGTACTAGCCAATGCTAACGTCACTGTCTTTGATGTTGATGTAGTGTTTGTATAACTAACGTTACATACTGCGTAGTATCCGCTTGGAACTGTATATAGGGTAGTATTTCCTGTACCAAGCTGTATACCTACTCCGCCGTAATTTAATCTTCCTGTTGCCATTTATGTTTCTCCAATTATTTTATTTCTGACCAAAATACCAAAGTGCTACTGGTGCTCCGTCGACGCCGCCGCCTCCTGGAGTAATACCAGCACCTCCACCACCTGCAAAATACATCTTTGATCCCACGTATATTTGCGTTCCGTTCGTATTACTTATCGTATTACCAGCTATATAAATCTGGCCTGCTGTAATGGTATTTACGTTTAACACGCTTTGTCCACCACCAATTTGGGCTGTAATATAGCTCTTAATAGCTTTTTGTGTTGGTAATATGTTGTCGCTGTTAGCAGTAAAGTAAGGATCTGTACTAAATTGTGTAATAGTAGCTGATCCAATACCCAATGTTACAGCACCGAGTGTCAACGATTGTAGTCCAGCTAGGTTAAATGCACTAGCATTTAATGTAGCAGTACCAGTTGACTGTTGAACTCCAAACAAATTACCAACGTTGAAGTTACCGTCTTGGTCAGTACTTGTAAAGAACACACGCCCGCCACCGTTTGGATATGTTTGGTTAGCCTGTATTGCTGTGGCCGCATTAACATAAGGATAGTTAGTTTGTGTTTGGTTTCCAGTACCGATATACAAGAAGTCATGTCCTGTTAGGCGAACCTGACTATATTTTAACCTTGTAGTAATAAGTGTATTATGTGCTGGTGCTAGTAGTGTTGTCAATGCCGGATTAACTTGGAATTGTGCTGTGTAGTTACCAGCTGTGCCCAACTGATTAGTAATAGCCACTAGTTTATACCACTGACTTGTACCAGTAATTGTTGCAAACTGTACGTTTGCTCCAGCTTGTGGAATACTAAACAATCCAGACACATTAATATATGCTGAATTTTGATAAACATCTGAGAAACCGTCGCCTAGTGTAGTTGCTGTAGCAGTGGCATTATTAGTACCTCTGTTAATGAAACTTGGATTACCTAGGGCGCCGTCACCCATGCGCACACGTAGCGCCGCAGTGTTTACACGATTTGGATCAATTTGTGTAGGTATAGGACCTGCACGATATACTGCCGTTGACGATGTACCTGTTGATAGTGTTACTGCTGTAGTGCTACCTGCTGATGCAGTAACACTGAACTGTGTGCTAGTTACAGATGAACCAATTACATAGTAAGTTGTATTAGTAACTAGACCAACGCTATCTAATCCAGTAAATTCTATTGGTTGATTGTTAGCTAAACTCGTTGACAAGTTTGTAGTATCGTCTGCTGTGATCAAATTAGTTGATACAGTGGTAGCAGTTACGTTACCTTTTGGATATCCACTGCCTGGTTCAAGAACCCGTAGTTCGGTAACTATACCGCCGGCTGCCTTCATACGTCCCAAAGTAGTTGCGCCAGTTCTAATACTTGCGGCTATTGTTCCACTTGTAGCACTTACTCCAACAAACAATGGTTGCGCACCGATCGTTGAACTTAGCACGTTACCAAATGTGATTGAAGTCCATGCTGAACTGCTTGGCATAGCTCTTACAGTCCAGTTAATACCATCTGGACTTGTAGCACAAACAGACGTACCACTTGCTATGGCAAAGAACAATCCTTGACCATATGTTAGTCCTGACCAAGTCAAACTAGAACTTAGAACGCTAGTAGTTGTTCCAGTACTGTTTGGAACTGCTGTCCATCCAGCAACTGCTGGACTTGAAGTTCCGCCATTATTAATACTGTAGGCAAGTTTTCCGTCTGATCCTAATACAACAAAGCGTCCGTTACCGTAGGCAACTGCTATTGCACTAGTAAATCCTGAAGGTAAGTTAGCACCTTGTGTCCATGAAACTGCATTATTAGACCAGCTAGTAACTAGGCCGCCGTTATTAACAGCCATAAATGTTCCAGTGGTAGCACCAGTAGCACCATAACATATCGATGAATAGTAACCTGCGCTTAGTGCAGATATCGATCTTGAAATCCAGTTAGCTGAGTTTGTTGGACTTGAACTTGATGCCGCTGTTGCTGTGCCGCTTGCGCCACCTACTGCAACATAAAGTCCGTTGCCATAAGCAACTGATCTTAGATTAAGCACCGCAATAGTTGTACCAGTGATAGCAGTCCACGCTGAATTTAAACCAGATGCTGTATTATAGGCAATCTGTGTACCTGTGCTAGCATTATTAGCTACTGCTAAAAATACCGCAGTAGTATCCAGAATAGTCACAGCCGGTACTGCGGTATATCCGTACCCGTTTACAGTCAGTGCTATTGCACTTACTCCACCGTTGGTAATAGTTGAACTTACTTGTGCTTGAGTAGCGATATAAGTTAATTTGGCTGTACCGTTAGTTACGTTAGTATAGGTTGTACTAGTATAATCAAATGCTGGAGTAACTGAAGCATCTGTTGTACCTGCTTGAGTTACTTGATAGATCCTTCCAGCAGTAGTTTGGATATATGCATTTAAACTAACTGAAGTATTCAAAGCAAATGCTGACGGTGTTAATCCTTGTGGTTGATCGATAGTAATCTGTGGTGAGCCTGGATAGTTCCTACCCCACGCATTAACTGTCACGCTGGTCAATGCACTAGTAACTGCTGTCACAGTCGGTGTACTTGAGTAACTGCTACCATTGATAGTCATTGTTACTGATTGAATTACACCATTTAGTACGGTACATGTTGCAGTTGCTCCAGAACCACCGCCACCGGTAATTACAATAGTTGGGGCAGTGGTATAGTTGTAGCCACCGCTGACAACAGTAATACCTACGATCTGGGTAGCACTTCCGCCAGTGCCAACTATTGCTGTAAGTACTGCGCCCTGTCCACCAAAACCACCTACTACTGCGGTTGCTCTTGCGTTTTGGCCGCCTCCATACACTAGACTTTGCCATGTTGTGCTTGCTGGTAATACTCCACCAGCTGACCATGTTTTACCATCTACTGAATAGCTAGTTGTAGTGCTACCACTTGCAATAGCCGCATAACGTTGAGCTCCATAAGTTACTGCTGACCAAGTTGCTGTACCGATTAAGCTTCTAACCGTACCAGGATTATAACCTGGACTACTGTAGCTAATTCTAGGTTCAATAATATATGTAGTTGTTAAGTCTGTTGTGTTGGCAAGACTTGTATTTGCAATTACTTGAGGAACAGTATGATCCCAACCAGCGGCAAACATTGCTGTGCCAACTGTACCGGTTACACTTACACTTCCTGTTGCTGTGATAGTTACAGCGGTGCTAGTAAATGGTGTGGTTGATATTGAAAAAGTTGTTGGTGATAAGTTTGCTGCCACAATATAGTAAACGGTGCTAGCATCAACTCCGTTAAACGCACTATTAAATGTGATAGCGTTACCTGCAGCCAATACTGAAACTGTAGCTGTTACAGTTAATCCAGTTGTTGTACCTATACTTAATGCTGTACCGCCCGGTGTTAAGGAAATACTTAAACTTGTACCTGAACTGGCTTGTACATAATATGTTGTGCCTGCTCCTGCTGTACCAACCGCGCTGGCAAATGATATTGGTGCACCAATAGTTAAACTTGCACTGGCACTTAATGTAATTGTTGATCCGCTACTTGAGTTTACAGTTACAGTAGTTGCTGTAGCAGTTAATAAGTTATTAGTAATAGCTGTTGCTGTCACTGATATAGTAACTGATGCAATATTTGAACCAACTGTTACTGCTGTACCGCTACCGCCACCAGTTAAACTCAATTGAAACTGTGTACTGCTAAAGTTTGCTGAGTTAACATAGTAAACTGTGCTGGTCGCTAGTAGTGTACTAAATGCAGTGTATACTAATACCGGCATACCTGCATATAAGTTAGCAGTGCTAGCCACTGTAAACAAGTTATTTGTTGTTGCGGCAGAAGTAATGATTAATGGAGCAACTGAATCTTTAACTATGTTAGCAGTTTTACTACCGTTTGAATAGGTTAAAATATTAGCATACTGTCCGACTCCTGTACCAGCAGTAAGTTGTATGCGCATACCCACATACGCACCGGTTAGTGCTGTATCAGTATTAGCGATTACAAACTGGCCAATTGGTCCACCTGTGATTGATGCATTACTCTGTCCTGTGTTAGCTGTTGATACGTAGCTCGATCCGCCAACGCCTTTGCTGTCGTTAAGGTCGATCAATCGTGTTTCAAACAAGGCCGCATCTCTGTATTCGTCTTGTGATGCTTGAGCATTATAACCACTACCGCTAATTGTAGGTACACTATTAGTGTAATTGGATCCAGCGTTAGAATATTCTAAACGTAGTATTTGACTTGTAGCATCTGTAACTACGTTTGTGATTAGTGCTTGATTGTATCTGTTGTTTAAATTAGCGTAGATTGGTGTTTCAAATGTATCAACACCTTCGGCTAGTACACCGTATGTACCATATGATGAGTTACCGTTAGTAGCACGGATCTTACCACCTAGTTCACTTAGGTAACCAGCATAACCATAGTAGTTAAACACTGAAACTAATTCAGCAAGAGCATTAGAACCAGTTACCCAGTAACCAATGCCGTCACCTAAAATTGTTGTATAGTCGTTAGCAACCATTGAACGGTTACCACCGTTATGCAAGGCTCCGTCTACTTTTGCTCCTACTGCGGCATAACCAAACATAGTACAGTTTTGTGTATAACAACTTCTTGTACTAATCCATGAGTTGCTGTCGTTTGGTCCGTATCCTGGATCAAGACTAGCGTATGCACCACCTGTTGGTCGTTTTGTACCAAAGCTATTTGCTGAACCTAATGTACCTGTAATACCGTTTAAGGTCATGTTGCGTAGACCAGTACCGTTGCGCACTTGATACATGTTTTTAGCTGTTGATCCGCTGACTGCATTATTGTATAATTCTACAGCTCGCATCATTTTATAATTGCCTGGATACTGGATATCGTATATGAGAGCGTTAACAAACGATGTTGTATCACGTAAGCATGATGCTGTGTTATAATAGTAGGTTAAGGTAGCAGTACCGTTACCAGCAACTGCCGTTAGCACACTCTGTGTTCCTTGTCCAGATTGAATAGGACTTAAAATTACTGAAGTTGTTGAAGGAGTTGACAGTACATAGTAAGGTGTAAGTGTTGATGCTCCACCAAAAATACCTCCAAATGATGCAGTTAGTGAACCAGTTGCTGTAGCTCCGGGAGTAAACAATGATCCGTTGTATGTAGTACTTAATGTAACAGTAGTTCCGCTAGCACTTAACACATAATAAGTACCAGACGTTAATGTACTGATGCTACCACCGCTTATTAGCACCTGCATGTTTACTAGAATGCCTGTTGTAGATCTAACAGTAATATTACCGTTAGTATTTGTGCCGGTAATAGTTGTAGTAGCAGTCGTAGCAGTAAATTGTACAGGGTCACCTACACTTAAATTATGAGCTGATACTGTACTAAACAAGTTGCTAGTGCCTGTAATAGTTGTTGCTGAACTTACAGATTGAGCAGTGCTGATTGTGTAATTACCAGCTCCTCCTGTACCAGTTCCTAATGCTGTAATGAATGTTCCTGGGGTTACACCGTTACCAGTAAGTACCATACCTACAACAAACGTACCTGTTACTGATCCGCCAATTGTAAGTGTTAGACCGCTGATAGTACTTGAAGTGCCGCTGGCAGTTGTTGTATTTGATGATTGATAGTAAGTACCGCCATATGTGGCTGCTGTGTAAGCACTGGCTTCATAAGCTAAAAAGTTAGTATTAGCACGTAGTACTTCAATACCCTGTATTGTAGTACGTGTATTATCGTAAGTTAATGAACCACATGTAGTAGCAAAACTACTCACTGATCCAGTTGAGTTACTAATACCTGCTGTTGCAGTGGCTGTCATACTTGTCACAGTATTTTGTATTGTGTAAGCTGAACCATTAAATGATGTGCTAATAGTTAGTGTTGTTGTACCAGGAACACTGGCAATGTAATATACATTGTTATTCCATAAATTGGCAGCATTATTAACAATGGCATTCATAGTAGAAGCCGGCGTAACGTTGGCCAATGCTACTGCACTTCCGCCTGCTGTTAAACTAATTTGTATAGTACTTGCTGACGGATTGATTACATAATACATTTGATTTGGTACGATAGGATAAGCCACTGTACCTGTAAAATATATCTGTTGGCCGGCTACGATTCCTAAACTAGTGGCTGTGGCGGGCAAGTTAATTAAGTTTGTGCTAGCTGTTGTACTTGAAACTGTGGTTGTAATGTTTGCAGGTAGCCCAGTAAAGCTGATAGGCATGCCAACTACCATATTAGTTGTACTTGTAACTGTTAACAAATTAGTACTTGTAGTCGCAGTTGTTAGAGTAGTAACTTTTTGTCCATAAATGGTTTGTACTGCATCATTAATAATAGTTTGCGCACGGATTACTGAGCCGCTGGCGGCGATTGCTTTAACCTTGTATGCAATTAAATTGATAGCACCAACTGTAGCATTTAATTCTTGTATAGTATTGGCTAGTAAGGCTTGAGCACTAGCATTGGATCTATTAAATGCGCGGCCAATTACAATAGCATTAAAGTTACTGCTGAATAAAATATCCCAAGCTAAACCAGCGGAAATTAAACCAGCATCTCTATTGCTTAATGTTTGGCTAATAGGATATGCTTGATAGAATTTTGTCACAAACACCTGTGCGTCACTAGCAATTTCACTATTACGTGCAACCACTTGTGTATAGGCAGTCTGTAACGCTGTACTTGAGACAAGTGCGTATGCTCCACTAGCTACAGGAGTAATCGTTGCATTACCTGTTAGAGTTGTACTCGATACCGTTTGACTTACACTAACTGTATACGTACCTGTTCCACCTGCTGTATAAAAGTTGATGGTACCACTTGGGGTACTTACAAAATTGTTTGGATATCCAAAATAGTTTACTAGAGTAATTGTTGTGCCACTTGTATATGTTGAAATAACATAACTACCTGCTGGAATGTTTGTACCAGTTACAAATTGCCCTGCGACAATACCAGTTGCACTACCAACTACAAATGTGTTTGTACCGCCTGCACCACCGCTTGAATATGTTGGGCTTGCTACTGCTGTAACACCTGTGAGTTGATTTACTAGATATGTTGGAGTAGTCACACCAGTACCAGTAATTAACATTCCAGGAACTAATACGCCGCTGGTTACCGCAGTCACAGTCATTGTTGTGCTTGATGCGCCAATTGATCCAGTCACAGACGGTGTGCTAGAATTAGCGGCGCCATTCTGTATCCAATAGATAACGTCTTGTATACGAGCCGATGCAAATGATGCTGATGATGCACTACCTGCTGTGCCTGACGTTACTTGTGCGATTGTATAAGGTGCAGTTTGTGAACTAGTCGTTACACTAGTAGCTGTCACAACTTGTCCAATAATTGCTGAAAGACGCTGTAGACCAGCCACAGTCGCGGCTTGATTGGCGGTAGGAATTTGATTTATGTTTAAAGAATAGTAACTGCTACCATTGATAATGCTTTGATTATTACAACCGTAGGCCATATCATATTGCAAGCCATCTAAAATATATCCGATAGTTTGTAAGGTAGATATTTGTGTAGCACTTCCAAATGCCGACCATGCAGAGCTATAGTTTACATTCAAGAAATTAGCAACTTCGCCTTTGATAAAATTGTAGTTTTGTTTGATCTGAGCTATGCCATCACCAAATCCTACTAGGAATACTGTGTTGTATCCAGTTAATGAAGGTATAGTAAATGTAGTCGGCGCTTGTTGAGCACCGTTGTAGATCATATCTTCGATCAAAGCAATATCAGTTAGTACTGTATTAACGGCTGTCTGACTTCCTGTATCGCCAGTTGGTAAGGTAGTCACTTGAGACTGAGTATTACCGGTGGTAGCAGTTACCGTTGCATTAGTTAATAAGTTAGGAAGAACTGCTGAAATTCGTTGTAGTGACGCAACTGATTTTGGTTTATCGTTAACTAGATTTAACACAGCCGTTGCTGGTTGCACCACAGCACTACGCAATTCGTCACCAACAATAGCTGTGTAAGCCGGTACAATGATTGGTAATATTTCATTGTATGTACCTGTCTTAACCATAACACTCGTTGCAGGTGTAATTGCAATCGGTAGCTGAGTTGTATTTCCTAGACTTAGTGCGCCAGTTAATAGTGTTACTAAGTTTTGAGTGATTGTAGGAGTAAGTGCTTCAGCTGTATAACCACTAGTTGTATTTTGTATAGCGCGGCTGCCTAGACTAATACCATTTAATGCCTGATAGTTGTTAGTTGGTGCAGAGTTAGCCAACACTGATGTAAACAATGTATTCTTAAGATAATTAAGAGCCGCAACAAACGGTATAATATCGTATGTGTTAACTCCAGAGATTAGAGCAGACCCTGTTGAGTTAAAATATGTTTGAACGGTAGTAGTTGTTTTTAATGTGCCGTTATGTGTTAGGTCAAATATAACTCCTTCAATAACAAACCCAGTGTCACGTTCTGTTTTAGTTGCATCGTACGCATAGGTTCCTATATTAGCTGAGCCTGTACCAACTGAAAATAAGCTAGGACTACCAGCTGTGGCATTTGCATACGTTGCGGCAATATTAAATGTTGTGCTGGTTAGTACTTGTGCAACATAATAAGTTGTTCCTGCTACAATATTACCAGAGCTTGTTGAAAAGCTAATTGGCATGCCTTGAAACAAGTTTGAAGTTACCACTTGAGAACTAGTGCTAGATCCACCAACGGTAATTGTTGTTGTTGCTGTACCTGTTACATTCACACTATATTGATTTTGAACATAGTTGTTAACTTCTTTTAACATAAACTGTTTGTTAACAGTTAGTAAAGAACCTGCATTAGTGTTTAGATAGCCTGCTTCAACTTGTTGACAAGCATATCTAATCGTTTTCCACGGAGTATCTACTGTAGTACCCTGACCGTTAGTTAATGTATCTGTTCCTGCTGTTGAAACATATACAATATTATTAATCTGTCCATAGTACTGCCATGAAGGCAACGAATTATTAACACGTAAAACTTGTCCGTTAGTTCCAATTGGCAAGCGAGTAGCGCCACTATTTCCATAGTAGAACATATCGCCTGTAGTAGTAAGAACAGCCTGTTCAGTTCCGCTGGCTAGTAAGTTCCAATATGTTGCTGAGGTATCGGCAGCAGGATTATTACCGCTTGAAGAAGCATGAGCTAGTACGCAAATATAACTGCTGGCGCCGTAGAATACTGCGTCACCGGCAACATAGCTAATACCTGAGTACCATGTTGTGCTGATACCAGAAATGCTGATCGTTGCGATTGCTCCACTGGTAACTGTACTTACTGTGATACTTAGATCGTTAGCTGGTGAAGTTCCGCCTAGACTTGTACCTAGGATTTTTAGTGTGTCACTGCCGGCATATCCAGAGCCAGTTGCTTGAACTGTTACAGAATATGTTGTTCCTCTAGCAGTAACGTTAAATGTTGCTGAAGCTCCACTGCTACTTACGTTGGTAGCACTTAAGGCACTATAGGTCCTTTGATTGTCATACCAACGTATGCCTGAATTTAATCTTGACCAAACTCCAGCTACTGGGGGAGTTGGATTAGTTGCACCTGAAGCAATACCTGCGGCAGTACTAGTTAATGTAAAAGCAGTTACACCAACGTTAGCAAGAGAAGAAGCTAAAACAAAGTGTGTGCTGTCTGGAGGTGTTGCATATATGTAGTATACTGTGCCGCTGACAATACCACCAAAGGTTGTTCCGCTAAATGTAATTGGCATACCTGCTGTTAATCCAGCAGTCGTACCTGATACAGTACCAGTCAGTCCACTATATGTTCCAGTCAATGCATATTGGACTTGGCTAGTACTCGGAGTACCGGTTACTGTAAATGTTCCATTAAATGCTGTTTGTGCAAATCCACTAACTACAATAGTTTGTCCCACAACAAATGGAGCATTTGGTTGTGTTGTAGTAAAGTTTAGGGTAGCTGTGCCGCCACTAGCTGACGCAGTTGATACGCTAACACTTGCCAATGATACTTGATTAGGACGAGTGCCATCAGATGAAATTGTTGTGCCAATAATTCCCACAGTTGTAATAGAATTATCTGTTAGAGCTAGATAAGTGTATCCGCCAAGTTGAACTACATCACCAGTTCTATAACTGTTGGCGCTATTATAAGCACTGCGGTAGTTGAATCCTGTTGTAAATGGTTGCCAGTATGATGTAGCTGTACTCGGTGTTTGGCCGATATTACTTTGTATCGCAGTATAAGTGTAACCTCCGTAGGTTACCATGTCACCTAAGATATAGTTAGTCGTCGAATTCCAAGAATTTTTAAATTCAAATCCGGTAACAAACAAACTAAATTTAGTTGCATCTAATGTTGTACCAGTTGACGTATGTTGAGTAGTACAGATATAAAGATTAGCACCATATGTAACTATGTCATTTAATTTATAGCGAACGCTTGATCCGCTCCATATTCCTTGATAAGAAATGCCAGCATTAAACGTATCCCACTTGCTTTGATCATTTTCTAGACCTAAACTAGTTGTGGCAGCTGAAATATGTGAAGCATTACATACATAGGTGTAACCGTTATAGGAAACTAAATCGCGAACTTTATAACGAGTATTAACAGCCCATGCACTTAACCAATTGAAGTTAGCGGCAAATGCGTCCCACTTACTTTGATCGTTTTCAAGTCCTAGATATGTCGGACTTGTATAGGTAGCAGATGTATGAGCCGTTTTACAAATATAAACAATTCCGCCGTATAGTGCTTGATCGCCAACGTTGTAGTAAGTAGATGCGGTCCAAGTACCAGTCCATTTTGATCCATCGGACACTACACTCCAATAATTTGAAGTTAAGTCTGTTGAAAACAATGCGGATGACGTATTGCTTGTCGTACAAATGTAGCTTTTTCCGCCAACTGTTACAACGTCGTCTACCACATACGCAGTGCTAGGTGCCCACGTACCTTGATAAACAAACTTAATTCTACCTAGTTTAAATTCTGCCATTTTTCAGTTCCTCTGATAGTATTTATCTTATTCATTTTTATAGATTAAAACGACTTCTTGCTAATGTGCTGGAACCACCAACACATGGCTGCCATCTGCCCGTCAACTCCGCCGCCACCATAACTACCAAAATTTGGCAAGGTAGGAGGATTATTTCCAGTAGGTCCTGCAAAAAGTGTTTTATTAGTAGTGTTAGGACTTACACCAGCCGCATACGTGCCGCCCATCTGTACTTTGGATCCTGGATTTCCGTTAGGCACCGATGATGAAATAAAGTTTGGAGCCCCTACTGAAACAGATCCTGCAATTAACTGTCCGGTAAATGTATTAGCACCACCTTGACTTAATCGACTAGCCACATAGGCTTTGATAGCTTTCTGTGTAGAAAGTATCGAATCGCTGTTTGCAGTAAATGTAGCATCTGGTGAAAACTGTGTAACAGTTACGCTAGATCCACCAACACTGATACCACCTAGTGCTAGTGAGCTTAATCCGCTTAATCCAAACTGACTGGCACTTAATGTGATAATACCAGTTGCTTGTTGAACACCAAACAATCCGCCAACTTTAAAGTTACCGTCCTGGTCAGTTGACGTGTAGAATACGCGACCATAGTTTACTTCAACTGTTTGATTTTGCGACAACGCTACATAACCTGCTAACGGGAATCCTGGATAGTTACTGTTAGCTTGGTCGCCGTAACCGATGTTTAAGAAATCATGATTAGTTAATCGACACTGGCTATATTTGCTTCTAATACTGATCACTGTTCCGTTAGCTGTTGCATTTGATGCGGTTATGGCCGGGCTCACACTTACGTTCGCTTCTAAATTAGGTACCGCAGTATTATAAACACTATAGGCACTGGTAACTTTATAAATTTGACTAATACCGGTAATCGTTAGGTTGTCGCCAGGTTGTGGTAATCTATTTAAATTGTTAACAATAATTGTCAGTCCGGTTTGATATATGTCAGCATATCCGTTACCTGTTAATATAACCGAGGTTGATGTCGTATTATATCCTAGACCCCTATTAACAAATGTTGGACTACCTAATACTCCATTACCAACTCTAGGTGTAACCACTGCTAGAGTAGTTACGTTAGGATCAGTAAACGTTACTGTTGGCGTTGATGTATATCCGCCACCTTGTTCAAATTGATTAACAGTCGTAATAGTTCCAGATGTAACCGACGGACGGCCTCTTGTGGTAGCACCATAACTGATATATGTTCCAGTACCAACACCGCCGAGTGTTACAAATACTCCAACACCTGATGGCAATACTCCGTAACAAGCGGCATTGTACTGTATATTAGATACAGTTTGTGGCTTCCAATTTCCGCCGCCTTCGTTAGTAAAGGAGTTTGCGCTTCCTGAATTTAATAAAGTTAAGAATGTGCCATTACCATATACAACAATATTTGCTGATATGTTTGATAAGTTTGAACTAGTCCAAGTCTTTCCATCTAAACTATAAGCAGTTATTGTGCCGCCTGCGGCCACAGCCACAGCTTGGAATTGTCCGTTACCGTAGGCAACACTTTGCCAGTTAGCGGCTGGTAATGTAGCTGCCGACCAAGTTTGTCCATTAGACGACCATGCGGCAATAGTTGAGCCAACTCCGCCAGCTATTGCCACGAATACACCTAGACCGTAGGCTAGACTAATCCAGTTAGTACTACTCGGTAGTGTAGATCCGGCCCAGGTTTTTCCAAAGTCATTACTATATCCCGCTACATTAGTGCTAGAAAGTTGTCCCGAAGCTGCCGCAACAAAAATACCGTTTCCATAGACTATATATTTCCAAGTTGTGCTACTTGGCAACGTGCTAGTAATCCAACCTTGTCCGTTAGATTTTGACACAGCGACCACGTTGCTGGTTGTGATAGCTACCCAATAACCATTTCCATAAGCGATTCCTGACCAAGTTTGTGAGCTTGGCATAGCAATACTAGTCCATGTACTACCATCGGTTGTGCTGGCCGCAGTTGAGCTGATTCCAGCTACCGCCAGCCAGTAATTATTACCATAGGCTATAGCATTCCAAGTTGAACCTTGTGCTAGTGTTATGGGAGAAATCGCATTAGTTTGTGTAAATGCTGGTGCCGAATATGATATTCTTGGTTCAATGTAGTAAACTGACGATGCATCTAATGATGTAGAAATTGGCGTACCTTGATTAATATGGTCCCACCCAACAGCCGCAATATTCATAGCGCCTGTTTTACTAACTAGTGCGAATGGTGTTCCAACCGGTAACGATGCTGTTATTGTAAAGGTAGTTGAGTTTGTTATACCATTAATGAAATATGTAGTTCCTAACACCACATTACCAAACAAGTTAGTCGAGAATGTACCGGTCATAGTGCTTGATCCGGTAGATAATGTTACAGAAGTTTTTGCTCCTGTACTAGTACCGACCATACCTGAGCCAGCAGTGGTTAATGCAAAGTGCGCTGGGCAAGTTATCACTGTCATTGATCCTGTACCAGCTGTTAATTGCACAGCACTACCTCCAGGTGTTGTACTAATAGTAAATGTTGTTGCGTCGTTAACAACTAAAATATAATAAATTGTTTCAGCTACAATGTTTGCACCGCCAAATGTAATGCCTACAAATTTTATAGGATAATTTACTTGGAATCCTGTCGTTGAACTGACAGTAATCAAGTTAATTGGATTTGCAGATGTTGCTGTAGCCGTAACTGAAATTATACTTGTTGCAATACTAAATGAGTTACTTCCTTGGATAGTACTGATATAGTATTTTTGACTATCTGTAACGCCGCCGACCACATTGGTAAAAATTATTGGGCTAAGTGCTATTAATGATGTAGCAGTTGCAGTGATAGTCGGGGGTGTAGTATTCCAATAGTTATTTGCTAGTCCAGCTACGGTTCCTGCTGTAGTTGCTGATGCTGTTACTGTTACCAGAGAACCACTGATAGTAAAATTACCAGCATCAATTACATCTTTAATATAGTAAGTAGTAGCAATACTTATACCACCTATTGAGGTGCCTGTGAATTGTATAGGATAGTTTACTACCATGTTAGCAGTAGTACCTTGCAAATAGCTATTGTTTGAACTAAAGTTCATAGTCATGTTACCGCTAGCTACTGTTGACAACGACCACAACGTACCGTACTGTTGTTGTGTAACCTGTATAGTGTTAGTAGTTGCTACACCGTTAATAGTTGGGTTAATTGAATAGATGTAGAAGTTATAGTTTGAGCTTACGCCGCCAAAAATTGCACCACTGCCAGCTGTAAATGTAACTAGGGTGTTAATTGATAAACCTACAGTACTAGATACCGTAAAATAATTACTGGTGCCGCCAACTGATGCCGTTACATTAATAGTCTGTAAACTTGTTGAAGTTACTGATGTTGTATAGTAGGTTGGAATAAATTGAACCGGCATACCTTGATATAAGGTCGTTGTTGTGCTTGAACCGCCTAGTGTAAATGTATTAGTACCACTACCTGTGGTTGATGTTATAGTCAATGGAGTGAATGATTCTTGTAAGACATATACATACTTGCTTACTGTATTATAATAAGAAATGTATCCGTATTGTCCAGCACCTGTTCCGCTGTTAATAAACACTCGCATACCTGTATAATTAGCATTGGTATTGCTGTCCGACTGCGCAAGAATTACGTAACTTGTTGTTCCGCCTTGAGAATTATTACTAGCTGTTAGATAGCCGGCGCCGCCGGTGATACCGTTTGAATCAGTAACAACACGAGTTTCAAATACTGATTGATTTCGAGTTTCGTCACCGACTGCAACTGCGCCTGTTCCAGCACCTGTAATATTAAAATTTGCGGAGGATGTGTATCTACTTGTACCAGCTACTTCAAGATAGAAACTTGGTGAATATGTAGCTTTTGATAATTCAACTTGAGCACCATATAATAAATTATAGGTATTAGCTGTTCCAGAAATTCCTTTTGGATAAATTCTAAATTGAAGTTGTGTGTTTAATCCTGTTGTGTCGTTGGCCGCCATCCAGATTCGAATCCATCCAGCTGTTGGGCTCGTAGTTGATAATTGTTGATTTTGAGCTCCGTAGTTTACTGGTAAGAAGCCGCCACCGGGATTTGATGGAGTAGTAATACCGGTTGTAAAGTTATAATTAATTGCGCTGGTTACTGTGCTTGACCCAGAATATATTGCTTGTAAGTCAATACTTGTAGCCGTTCCTTGTTTTACAAACAGACTACATGTATAATTTAATGCGCTGTTCGTCGGCACAGTACCTGTAACTGTTACGTTACTAATTACACTACCAGCTAGACCGGTAACTGTAATGATACAATCGTTTACGCTATTAACTCCTCCTAAGACAGATCCTTGTACAAGCAGTTGATTACTAACAGCGTAACCACTACCGCCATTATTAACAATAATAGTGTAGGCTGTACTAGTAACTGTTATATTAAATGTTGCACCTACGCCGCCACCACTAATATTAGTAGGAGTAACAGCAGTATAAGTGGCTCCCGCTGATGGAATTGCTATGTTTTGGTAGATGTAGCTAGAATTTGTACTACCTGTTCCTGCTAATGTCCATGCTTCTGATAATCCTGTTGGTGCTAAATTTACTTTAGCAAATGTAACATTTGAATCGCTTGTCCAGGCAGTGCCTAAAAAGTTATTACTATAACTGAGATAATTTGTCGTAGTTGTCCCGTATCCAGAGCCAGCGTTAGAATAATTCATTCTTAACAGCTGACTGCTAACACCAAACGCACTTTGAACTGTAGCTTGGACTTGTGATGACTGATTGAATATAATGCCAGTTGCAGGAGATTCTGTAACGTCATATCCAGATGAAATAACACCATATGTACCATATGATGAGTTACCGTTAGTAGCACGAATACGTCCACCGTTTTCGGCAAAGTAACCAGTATAGCCGTAGTATGAGAATACTGAAACAACTTCAGTAAGTGAGCTTGGGCCAGTACACCATACTCCGATACCGTCATTCACGATATGTGTAAAATCATTAGCAACTATAGATTTGTTACCGCCATTGTGCAATGTACCGTCAATCTTAAGAGCGGTACATCCATTGCCAAATGCTGTAACGTTTTGTACATAAGGACTTCGACGGAAAATCCACACTGTGGTGTCATTTGGTCCTGTGCCGGGATCTAAACATGCATAGTTTCCACCGGTCGGTTTTTGTACAAAGTAAGCATCTGGTGCCCCTAGAGTACCTAGTAGTCCCACTAGTGTCATATTACGTAATCCAGATCCGTTACGCATGCGGAACATGTCTTTCAAGCAATCACCTGCATACATGGTCATTATACCAGTAGCTGTAGCAGTTAAAGGAAATATTGTTGAGCCGCTGTTAACTTGGAATGATGTTATAACTCCGTTGGTAACTCCAGTAATTTGAATAGCTATATCATTAGCAGGAGATGCTCCGCCAACGCTAGTTCCTAAAATTTTAATTACATTATTGAATACATATCCAGTGCCACCATAATATAAAGATACATTGTATGTGCCAGCGGCACTTGGTGTAACATTAAATTCAGCATAGGCTCCTGTTCCTGTTACATTAGTTGTTGTAACTTGTGAATAAGTGCCAGTGCTTGTTGTAACAGCAAATTGTGTTGATGTTATAGTTGATCCAACAACATAGTAGGTTTTACCTGCTGTAATAGCTGTAAATGGTGCGATATATGCAAATGTTGAACTAATGGTTGGGTCAACAAACTGAACTGGCATTTGGTCTGCTAGATTAATTGTCGTTGTGACCGTGAATAAATTTGTAACAGAATTAGTTGCTGTGCAATTAGTTGTTATGCTGATAGCGGGCGATACTGTTACTCCGCGTAGTTCGTCTCCGTTAATAGCTGTGTTTTCGGGAATAATAATAGGTAATGTTTCTGGGTATGTTCCAGTTTTAACATTTAATGTATAAGTCAATCCTGAATTTTGTGTAGGAACTAGTGCAGTACTTTGATTAGTTAGTGCTGTAGTAATTATGCTTAACAAATTAGTTACGCTGGTCTGGGCGCCATTTTCAGCGGCGCCACCAGATGTGATTTGTAATACGGGCAATGTTATACCGTTGATTGTCTGATAGTTTTGTGCCGGCGGTGTATTAGTCAATGCCGCAATCATAAGCGTTCCTAATCTTGACAACATAGGCAAATAGTAAGGCACATCTACTTGAACTGCGGTACTGAAGAATGTATTACTACTACCAAACGCAAAATAACTTAGGGCGGCAGCGACTGTCTGACTGTTACCACCTCTTGTCAGATCATATATAATAGCATCAATAATATATCCAGCATCGCGTACAGATTTAGTTTGATCTAATGAATAACTAGGAGTAAAGCCGTTTAAACTGTTAGCCATTTGATACAGAGTCCACTGTATCATTTCTGTAGTAATCCAAGATTTATTATTTCTAATATTAGCCGCGGCATTTAGATTAGTTGTACCGGCTCCCAAGATACCTACAGCATATTGAATTGTTTTCCAAGGTTGATCCCATGTTGTTCCGTAGTCAGAACGATCAGTTCCTGTGGTGTTTGAAACATAGTACACTTGTGGAACAATGTTAATTTTAGTCCATGTAGGTGTTCCGCCTGTATTGCGTAAGACATATTGTGATGTTCCAATTGGAACTGCTTGACGTGACGCAGTGCTAGTCACGCCTGCAACTGTCGTTGAACCGTATGTTTCAATATCACCATAGCTGTTCATTGCGTTAAATCTTGAATGTGGAATATAAAATACCCAATAGGTGTTTGTAGTGTCTAAGTCTGGTCTATTGCCGGTAAGCACTCCGCCGTTGTTGGCAAAAGTTGCAGTATGACTTTGTACGCAAACATAGGTGCCATTGCTCCACACCACTAGGTCACCCACAGAATAACTAGAAGAAGTTATCCAATTTTTTGTCCAGTATGTACCCGGTGATACAATGCTCCAATAGACATAGTTTACACCGACAAATGATAATGCTTGTGTGTCAGTTAATATCCCTGTTGGTGCTGAACTGATGACTAGAGTCACGCTGTCGGTTTTAGAAACAACATACTGTCCTTGAAAACCTGCACCAATAATATTCATACCGGCAACAATGTTAGCAGTACTAGCAACTTTTAAAGTTGTGCCCGAACTACCTGTTGCAGTGTAGGTAGTACTAATACTGGCCACTGAAGGATCCTGTCCCAAATTATCTGCTGTGGCAGAAAACACCATACCGTTTTTCGTTACTACATCACCGATCTTGTAACTAGTACCAACGTTCCATGTAGATTTCCATTCATAGCTAGCCGTCATTAGTTGCCAATCGATAGCATCTATTGAAGGTACATTACCTGTATTGTTTACGGTTAAACTTGCATATTGATATCCACCGTACTCTACAGTGTCACCTGGCTGGTATACTGTGCTAACAGTCCAAGTTCCGGCAAATTCAAAACCAGGTAACCATGTTGACCATTTAGTTGGATCGAATGTGCTGGTGCTGGTATGGCCGCTGTTTGCGATCCATAGATCAGGACCATATTTTACTACATCATTAGTTTTATATCTAAATGATGAGCCGCTCCAGGTACCTTTATATTCAATACCACTATAAAATACTGTCCATGCCGCTTGGTTAGCTTCTAGTCCTAGTGTAGTAGATGCTGATGAAGTATGATTTGCAATACATTTATAAACGATGCCGCCGTATTTGACTACATCATTTTGTCCATATGCTGTACTAATAGACCAGGTAGTATTCCAATTGGCGAATTCTGTGTATTGTGTCCAGTTGCTAGCATTTGATGCAAATGTTGTACTAGTGTGCGATGATATACAGGCATAGACTTTACCACCAAATATTACTATGTTACCTAAACTATAGAATGTAGAAGTAGCCCACGGACCTTGCCATGTTTTTCCATCAACAACTAAACTCCAGTAACCGCTATTGAGATCAGTGTAAAAGTTTGCACTGGAAGTGTTTGGGGTCATGCAAGCATAGGTTTTACCTTGATAATTAACTACAGCGTCCCTATTATAGAAAGTGGCCGCGGTCCATGTACCGTTCCATGTAAAACGTAATCTACCAATTTTAAATTCTGCTGCCATGTTATCTTTTTCCTGTTATGTTGCACTAACTGTTTGTGCTAAGGTATATGTATAAGGTTGATTAATTCTAACTACAAGTTGTCCCTGACTATCTAAATAGTAATAGCAATTCTTGTTGTCCCAGCGATATTGATCAAAATATAAATTTGGATAAGGACGACTATGGTCTGTAGCCAAACGTCCGTCAAAGAAATCTACACCGTATTCGAACGATTCATAGTTACCGGTGTTGGGTCCTGGAACATTTAATGTTATTGTAGTAGTCGATGACAATTGATCGATCCTACTAAACAATAGTGTTCCGTCATCCTGACGGCGCAAACCATAAAAATATCTAGCATTACCTTCTCCTAGCATATCGCTAGAATTTGTATCTCCGCCTACATAGTATGACATATTATTATTCCTTAACTAATTTCAACAAAACTTAATATACCGTCAATGGCTGCACTAGTGTTTGTAGATACTAATACATTTGTACTAGGGCCAAGGATTAATTTTTCACCGGCTGACACTAGTCGTAAACTTTGACTTGCTGGAACTACAACATTGTTGGCATAGTAGGCCGATGTATTCGCTATAGTGTCTTGCAATTGAACTGAAACCAATACTACATTAATTGTAGTGTTGGTAAGACTTAGGCCAATCACAGTAGTTTTTGCAGATGCATTTGATATCCATAGTACTGTAGTAATGGTTCCACCTGTTGCGGCGCCGGTCGTAGCATTAGCAAATGTTACCGAACTAGCTGTTGCCCCTGTTACTGTAAATGTTCCGTTATACCCAGAGACGCTTACTCCGGATACATTAATATAAGTTCCTATAGGAAATGGCGTACTAGTCTGTGTAGCAAATGATAATGTAACTGATCCAGTAGTAGGACTACTAGGTGTAACTGTAGTTACGGCTAGTGCAGGACTAATATTATTTTGTAGTTGATTTTTAAATACTGTTGTCATTTTTTATCCTAAACTTATAACTAGTCCCAACGCTATATCACTTGCAGTGCTAATACTAATACCACTTGCGGCTCCAGCAACACTGGTCCATGCTGTACCATTATAAACTTCAACATACTGATTATCAGTATTAAAACGAATCATACCAGTTTCTGTATAAGCTAACGATGGACGATTTAGGCCAGTACCAACTGGAATTACAACACCATATGAGCCTGGTATCTTAACATATCCTCCACCGACTCCGGTCATTGCTACTGGACTACCGCTAGAGCCAACTGTTTGACTTGGGCTTACTAGGTAAGTGCCTAGGCCGCCCGTACCGGATACTGTTGAATTTTGGCTGTTAGTAGCTGTAATTACTGTATTTGATGATGCACCGCTAGTAATATATATACCTTGATCTAGTGTCCCAATAGTTGAACTAGTCACTGTCATTGTTATTGATGTAGCAGTAGTACATGTTGTTCCGGCAGTTTGCGAAGCATTTACAGTCCATGAAAGGCCTGAGCCGCTAACAATATAAGTTCCAGCGGTAACTGTACCGCCACTTAGCACCATTCCTATGCCAACAGTAGGACCACTGCTTGATGAGAATGTTAGTGTTGTTCCAGTTATTGTAGCGCCTGATAAACTAGCAGAAAGCCCTGCTGGTGCTATGTATGCGGAAAATCCATAAGTAGGTTCTGTAAATTGAGTAACACTATTTGCCACGGTATTGGTAATAGTATTTTGATAAAATTTAAAATTTCCTAATAGTACGCCACCGGTTCCTACTGTAGTAAAGTTAAGATCAGCGTTCGTTCCACCGGAACTAATAGTATTTCCGCTGATAGTTAAATTAGGGGTTCCGCTAGTAGTTAAACTAGTTGCTGTAAAATTAGTAAGATTTAAATTAGTAGCATTTACGTTCTGTGCATAAACATTATTCCATTGTAAACTAACACTACCTAAATTGTATGTGTTAGTTGTCGAAGGCAAAATATTACTATTAACTTCGCCGGCAAAGCTAATCGTATCAGTAGTTTGATCACCTAACTGAATATTTCCGTCAGCAGTGATATTTCCGGTAGCGTGTAGGTTACCAGTAACTAGTACATTTGAATTTAAATTAATTGCGCCAGTACCGTTAGCGGTAATGTTAATATCACCATTAGTATTTGTTGAGCTTAGTACGTTGCCGTTGAGGTTAAGATTACCAACATTAATCTTACCAGAGTATACTGTGGGATTAACACCATTAGGTGTTAGATTAATTGTATTACTTGAGCTGGCAATCGTATTACCACTTATGGTAAAAGTTGCTAGTTGTGCTTGAGTAGTTGTGTATAAGTTTGTTGAACGAGTAGTACCGTTAACGTCTAAGTCGTATTGAGGACTTGTTGTATTAATGCCCACGCGGCTGTTTACAACATCTAGGTATAGTAGACTCGTCTCAAAAGCTAAATTTACTCCGTTACGAAGTAGATTATCCTTTAAGAGCGGACCTGAAATTCGACCAACAGCCATTTTAGCTCCCTTATACACCGAGTTTCACGGATAACCACTCTTTCAGCCGCTTTGACGGCTCTTTGCGGGTTTACCACAGTTTGATATCGTAATGCTTGGTCAAGCACTACAGTATTAGTATTTAGCTGTTTTGGATTTTAGTAGCCGAAGACAATAGTATAAAGGGTGGAAAGATCAGTGACATCATTGATAGTAGCGTTAGAAGCTGTTCCATATACTGGAATCCATCCAAGTGTACTACTATAAATTTCAATATAACTGGCTGTAGAATTCCAGCGAGTTGTTCCTTCTTCGGGACGCAATGGGCGGCCATTAGTTGCACCTGATGTAGTTCCGGTGGGGAGAACAAATCCATTTGAACCTGCAAATTTAACATAACCATTGGCTGTAGAATTTAGGTTAAAGTTTAATTGATTTGGATTTACAATATTACTGCCCTGAATATATGGCCAAGTATTGAACTTAACTTGACCGGTTCCAGTAGTAGTGTAACTGATATCGTTGTTAGCATTACTGATATTATTTCCAGTAATACTAAAGTTACCTATAGTATTATTTGTTGCTGTTACTATACTGGGAGTTCCACTGACTGCTGTTAATGTTCTAGTATACAAATTATTCCATAACAACGAACTACTACCTAAATCCCACAAATATGTAGTTTGATAGTAGGGTGCCTGAGGGTTAGAATATAATACAGTAACTCCATCATTAGCTACAAAAACAGAGCCATCTTGGGCTGTTAAAGGTTGACTAACAGGAGTAATTAAAGAATTATTTACAGTTGGCAGTATGTCGCTATTAACTTCTGCGGCAAATGTAATACGATCTGTACTGGCATCTCCGAGAGTAATGTTGCCGTCCCAAGTAATATTTCCCGTAGCATGCAGTCCTGCGTTAACAGTAACTTGTACACTACCTGCATCATTGGCAAAATTAATAGCCCCAGTTCCGTTAGGTGAAATATTTACAGTATCATTTGTAACTGTATCACTTAAGGTATTGCCATAAAAATATAAATTAGCAGTGCTTAGACCCGGAGTAACAATAGTAGGATTACTAGACTGATTAGGCTGTACTGTGATACTGCCTGTTAAATGTTGAATAGTATTTGTACCAATAACAAAGTTGCCAATATTAGTACTTGTAGCTACTAAATTAACAGTGCGTAGTGAGCTAGTTCCGGTGCCGCCATTATCTAATGCTGTTCCTATAGTAAGATCTGAACTAGGACCGTTAGAGTTAATACCAATGTATTTGCTGTTTACATTTAGATAAAGGAGGGTGTTTTCAAAAGCAAGATCTGTGCCGTTGCGCAGGAGATTTCCTGCTAGTAATGCGCCACCTATACGTCCCAATTGAGACATAATTAACTCCTTAGCTGTCGAAGCCGATCAGGGCTATGACTGTTTTACCGTAAGGTACTGGTGAGCTAAATTTTAAATAGTACCCGTTGCTAGAAATAACTTGCGTGTTTTCTACAATAGTAATTGTACTATTAACCGGCAATGTTCCGCTTGGTCCAGATGGATTTAATGTTATACTGACTAGTGCGCCAGTATTTGAATCAACAACATAGCTAGAAACAGTAGTCGATAATGATACAGAACTTGGATTATAATTACTGTTATAGGTTACATAACCAGTAACTCCTGCTTGAGTGATTGTACCGCCGCCGGTAGTATCTGTCAAATAAGCACCGCTTGATGCTACTGTCATTAGTAAACGGGTATTATAATTGGCTGTAATTGATGTAACTGTGCCTGCTGTTGGCGTTGTACCTCCGGTTACAGTATAGTTAATTGTGTTGGCTGTAAGTCCGGTAATTACAACTTTAGTCGGGCTTCCGCCATATAGAGTGCCAACTCCTGCGGTAGCTGTGATTGAGTTGCCAACAGCTAACCCAGCGGTGCTAGTAATTCCTGTTATAACTGCTGTCCACGGACCTGTTCCCGCGATAGTTCCTACTGTACCACCACCAACGTTTAGACTGCTTATAGTAGCTAATGGTGTACTTGGAACTGTTATTGTACTCGCTGTAGGATCATACACATTTTGTCCGGTAACTACACGTAGGTTAGTCAAGTACATACCTGCTGGGTTCCATGCAGGACCGCCGTTACCAAAATTACCAATATAACTGCTAGCGCCGGCAAAGTTTTGCGATGATGTTACTGAACCAGTTGAACTACGTGTTCCATTTAAGAAAACAGTTATGTTAGAGTTAGCATCACGTGACACTGCAATATGGTACCAAACACCAGTAGTCATAGTAGGAACTGTAAATGTTATCTGACTTACTCCGCTAGAGTCAAGAGCAATAGTAGTTGCGTTACTTACACCTAGTGTAAATGCTCCTCCACTAGCTTGAGCAGTTGATGCCCAAATTGCAGTTATGCTAGTTGGAACTGTGGTCCAATAGACAAAACACTCAACTGTAAATGCGCCTGCAGAGTTGGCTGCTCCAATGGTAATTCCGTTAGAACTGACCAAATATTCTGTGTTAGCTGTAACTGTGCCAGTAATTGATGTGCCAGTTGAACTAGCTGATTGATTTAGATTATAAACACCTGCGGCGCCTGTGGTACCACTGGCTTGACTAGTAATATACGTTCCAGCTGTTACACTACTACCAGTTAGTTTCATACCTGGTAATATTGTTCCGGTTGCTGTACTTACTGTCATTGTAGTACCAGCAATATTTCCACTTAGTGTAATGGTAGCCGAGGCACCTGCATTGTTAAAATATAAAGATCCACCGCTGCCTGCGATGCTGGCTGAAACTGTAGCACCATTAAGTGTTACTGCGGGATATACTGCTGGATATGCACCTGTGGCAATTATTTCGCCACCGTTTAGATAAGTTCCTGGATTGCTAGCTAGTGTGTAACTAACGCTGCCGGTTGTTGAACCTGTAACAGTATATGCGCCATTATACGCACTTGGGGCAATTCCAGATACTGTAATTGTTGATCCTATAGCGAATGGTGTTTGCGTTTTTGTAGCAAATGTTAATGTTGCTGTTGTACTAGTCCAGCTACCACCAGTTACATAAACATCACTATTAAAGTATAGTGTTATAACTCCGCTAGTTGCGGCATAGCTTAGATAGCCTAAATATGTTTCAGCACCAATAGTTGGATTTTGTTGAACTGTGTAATTTAATCCAGAAAGTTGTAGTACATTTTCTACTACAACAAGAATATTTTGTGGACCCCAAGTTGTGCCACTTTGAACAGTAGCAGGGGGTGCCGGACTTAACGGTCCAAAGTATACAGTAGTTCCATCTCCCGCACCTAGGTTCTGTTGAGTTACTCCTGATGATTCTTTAAAACGTAATGCTCTCCATGTACCAGATTGATAAACCATAACTTGATCTAATGTAGTATCATAACGCATCATACCAACTACAGGACTGCTAGGTTGATTGCCGGTTGGACCTGTTGGTAGTACAAGGCTACCTTGCCCTACTGGACTTACATAGACGTTGGCTCGAGCGGCGTCTGAATACAAAGTTGTATTGTTTGCGCTTCTTCTATCTAAAGTTTGACGTTTTAAATATCTCATTATACTGGTAGTGTACTAATTGTAAATGTTAGTGTAGTTGCTTGCGAACTAAATCCCTGTATTGTATCACTTGATCCTAAAACCATTTTTTCTTGATCTAAACTTACAGTTTCGCCTGGAGGAATTGTTAATGCGTTTACGATCATTGTGCCTGCATTGGCTGTGCCACCGCTTGGAACTGCATACAATGTTAAATTTGCACTAGTTGAAGGTGTTGTGTTGCAGATGATCATAGTGGTAATAGCGTTACCAATTTGTGTTCCAGTGACACTACTTGTATAAAGTGTACTGTTTGATGCTCCTACTACTATGTTTGCTATTGCCATTTTCTAATCCTTATAATAAAATACTTAAGAGTACCGCACGGCTTCTGCTGATTAATTCGTCTGAAGTATTTACGTTTGTTATATATAGTCCTGTTCTTCCTGGTCCGGCAGTTGCGCTGGAATAAATTTTTGTCTTACCTCCAGTGCTAGTAGGTGTTGAACCTTGATCATCTAAGTTTAATATAGCGTTGACTTCAACGTTATTTGATGTTGCTGATAAGGTTAAATTATTAACGCTAGTATTGGTAATTGTATCACTGTTGATGTTAATGTTATTCAGTGTGAAACCGCTAGAAGTAATTGAAGCTTTAACAGTTTGGCTAATTAAAACCTGCATACCAGTTGAAACTGTTTGAACTACTGCTGGACTTGTTCCGGGAATATAACCGCCAGTATAATAATATATTTTGTCAACTACTGCGTTTCCATTGGCGGCTAACACATAGTTAGTTAGATATTTTTTATTGATTAAGTGATTATCTAAGGTAACATAGTTTTGATAATTTGGACTATTAGCTATCAATACTGCATGCGAACCGTTCTGCATGTCAATAACAAAATCTGTTGTACCGTCATTACCAATACTGCCAGTTTGAAGACCATTCAGTGTACCATCTGCTGTTTTTGCCACAAATGTACCTGAAGCATTACTACTAGTCAATGAACTGTAGTGTGTTATCTGTTCATTGAATATTATCTGTGCGGCTGAATAGTTACCACGTTCTACTTCTATACCTGCTTGATAATTTAAAGCACTACTAATTCCATTACCAGTCTGACCATAATTTAATTGAATTATATTATCTGCGATAGTGGAATTGGTAGACTCTACCGTTGTTGTCGTTCCTTTAACATCAAGGTTTCCTGTAATGACCACTGTGCCTGTTGCTGTTCCAGTGTCCAAGGTGATAGTACCTCCAGACTGAGTCTGGAGTCTATAATTTGATTGGCTTACTTTTAAAACTCTTGACATTATAATCCTTCAAGGGGGCTTGCGCCCCCTATCAAGTTAGTTATTATTGATTATCAATAGTAACTGATGTGTTTAGAACTGCTGTACCTGTTGTCCAAATTACACGTTGTCCTGTTGCAAACTGTGTACCTGTACGCTGTGTTAGCACTGCACCGTTCTTGGTCAACTTAGTAATATAGTATGTTCCGCCAGCTGAGTCAGTAGCTTGGATCGTCATAAATCCTGCACTGATTGGTGTAACATCTGTTAGGTTAACAATGCCTGAACCATCAATATTTTCAACGCGATAACGACGTGAACCTTTCTGTTGAATAATATCTGACAACTGACGTGGCTGAAGTCCGCCGTCTGCAACGTTTAGGAATGCAGTTGCTTGGATCGCTGGGTAAGCATTTTGACCTGCTTGACCGACTGCACTTGTATTAGCTGTTGCTCGAACTGCTGTAGCAGTACCTGCTGTTGAACCAGCACTTGTTAATGTCAATGTTAAGTTCTGACCAAAAGGAGCAGAAACACCGATTGCATAGGTAAATGTTAAACCTGTAAATCCGTTACCAGCAACAATAGTTAAACCAGTACCAGCGGCAATAGCAAGCGCCACTGATGTATACAATGTTGCACCAGTAGTGCTTGTACCACCTGCGTAGTATACTGTACCTGCTGTTGGAACTGATCCATTAATTGTACCTGTACCAGTAGCTGTACCGCTAACTGTGATTGGAGTACCTACTGGAATAGCAACTGTTGTAGTAGTAAAGCTAACTGTTGTACTTGAAGCATAAGCAAACGATGCTAGTGTTCCTGTGGCAGCTGCCGTTGCACTAGTTGATTGGTTACTTGTCGCACCTGGTGTTGTAGCCACCTGGATACTAGTCGGACCTTGAACAGTGGTAATATAATAAGTTGTACCACCAGTTAAGCCACCAACGTTTACCTGTGGAGTAAATGCTGAACCTGGGCTCATATCAACTGTTTGTGTAACGTTGATTGGATTCAATGTACCAGTTGTATAAGTACCAGTTAGGGTGGCTGCTGAAATTGCAGTACCTTTAGTAGTGTCATTAATACCCAATGAGTATGTACCAACACCGCCTGGAGTGTAGAAACTTAAAGTTGAGCCTAGAGCAGTTACGTTACCCGTAAACACGTTAGTTAATGTAATATCTGCGCTTGTGCTTAGAGTAAATGTAAGAGATCCAATTGTACCAGCTGTAAATGTGCTTTGTGTACCTGCTACAGCGTTGCTATAACTTGTTGCCAAGTTAAATGTAGTTGTAACAGTGTTACCGCTAGTTGTTTGTACGTTATAGATGTAGTATGTACCAGTTGCTAGGTTAGATGTAGCACTACCTGTACTACCACCAACTACTAACTGTTGATAGTTAGCAATAGTTTGGAAACCAGTTACTGTTACTGTGTTAGCAGTAAGAGCAGTTGCGCCGGTAACTACTGTGGTGTTAAGTGTAACTGCGTTAACTGTTGTTCCTGCTGGAATACCTGTACCGCTTACAATTAGTCCAGTAACAATACTTGTATTACCGTTGTTAACTGAAACTGTACGTGTGTCAAATGCACCGCCTGCTATCGCTACTGCTGTGTCAACTAAAGCACCTGAAGAGCCAGTCAATTGTTGAACAACGTATGCGCCGGCTGTACCAGTACCACCGCTCATGATCATACCGTTGGTAATTGTACCAGTTACTGCGGTAACAGTCATAACACCGGCTGTTGTACTTGATGTAATTGAAGTTGCTTGTGTTGTTGCGGCAGCTGACGTAATATTTCCAGTACCAACTGTTGCTGGCAAGTAGCCGTCACCTTTATTATTAATACCGATAGTGTTAACACCAAAGGCAGCTGATGTAACTGTAAAAGTTGCGCCAGCGCCTGAACTAGTTGCTTGTGTTGTTGTTAATGCGCCGGTTACTGTAGCCATACCAGCTTGTAAGAACGCACCACCGCCATTGGTAGCCAGTGCTACAGATGCGATTGAGTTGTATGTTGAACCAAATGTAAACACTGCACTTGTTGTTGTACCAGTTACGATTGTTAGCACGTTAGTACCTACGTTACCTGATGTAGCTCCAACTGCTAGAGCGTATGTTGAGCTTAGACCAACTGATGTTGATGTTGGTGCTGGGTAAGCGGCAACATAGTATGTTGTGTTTACTGGGATTGAGGCTAATGCTGTACCACCAATTGTTAGTGTACCTGTACCAACTGTTGTAAGTGTTACGCTAGTACCTGGTAAGTATGTATTTGATGTTGTATAGGTAATAGCTGTTGATGTGTTAAAACTTAAAGCACCTGATGTAGTTGTTGCTGTTAGCGTTGGTGTTAGTGTAATAGCACTACCATCGATAGTTTGTGTCACTAATGGATTACCCGCACCGCCTAGATATGCAACTGTTTGTGTGCCACTTAGTGTACCACCGCTTAGATAAGCAAATGTTGCCGCTGATGTTGTTGCTGTTACTGCACCTTCTGATGCTAGTAATGGAGCTGGAATTGTTGTTACTAGTGCAACTGCTTGTGCTTGAGTATATGAACCAGCTGTGTTTACTGTAACACTAGCTAGTGGTTGACCACCTAGTTCTGCATCGCTTGTTAATGCATTTTGGCTATATAGACCGCTTGTGTCGGTGTTTGTTCTACCGAAAAATCTTCTTGCTAAAGGACGTCCCATTTTGTTTTCTCCTTATGAAAAACACGGCGTTCTAGGCCGTACGCGGTTGGATTTCCGCATAAAACTTGCACCATGCAAGTCCCACAATGTATTTAGCTGTAAGTGATTCGCATGGCTATGTTATCAATGTAGGCAAGGTCAGTATGCGGTATTGAAACATTACTGCGTTGTGCAATAACTACTCCAAACGTGGGATTTATAGTGTCTATAATAGTTAGATCACTGTTCCACAAATTTGTACTAGTGCCATAAATTTTGTAGTTGCTAGTGTCCGGATCCGCTAGGTTATCTCCGACTCTAGAGCCATTTATAACTAACTGTACAATATAATCTTGTATTCGAGCACTACGAATAGCATTAATCTGTACTTCGACACCTAGTAGTCTAGTACCAGCTGGAGCGAAACTAAAATTAGTAAACCATAATTGGTTAGTCATTGAGGCAAAACGTTCTTGCCATAGGCCTGAAATAGTATGTAAAGGTCTAGCTGAAACAGCATAGCGATAACCATCTCGACCTATACTAGCTAGAGGATGATTCCACGCAATACCTGTGTCTACACTAACTTGTGATACTGTTCCGGGAGTAATAAAATCTGTAGTAGTAAGTGCAAGGAGAATTAACGTTAAAATAATTGTTGAATTACGTATAATAGAGTAATCATCTAATGTACGGCCAGTTTCAAGAATTCGATTGTTAAATGTTAAAATTTGTCGGACTGGAGGGATTCCTTCTTTATCTTGAACTTTGGCTTGGACATTTTCAATACTATCCGATGGTTCTACCTCAAGGGTAATTATCTTTCCATTGTAATTAACATATATTTGCATGATGTATTCCAGTAAGTATATTTACTCAAAACAAAAGGGCTCCGAAGAGCCCTTTGTTTTTGTTACACAATGTAAAATTATTGGAATTTTACGTTTGATGAAGTAATAGCAACACGACCTAAGTAGTCAGCGGCGTTACCTAGAGAAGAAGCAGTATTGCTTAGTTCTACGTAGCCATAACGTGTCATGAATGATACTACTGGTTCAAATGTTGATGGATCCAATACAACACCGCTTGACATCAATGGGATGTATGGGCAGTAGAATGCAGGAGCATCAGACTCGCTTGCGCCTTTGTAACCGATAAGAATATCAGTTGAGTCGCTTGCGTAGCTGTTTACATATACCTTCATTGCGTTATTCAATGTACCAACAAACTTAGTGTTTGTAGGAGCTTCGAATGTGCCTTCAGTTGTACGTGCAAATGCAGATGTTGTAGCACTTTGTAGGATGGTCAATGCAAATGGGCTAACCACAGCATAGTTACCAGCGCCACGACGTGTACGTTGAGCGATCAAGTTGCTTACGCGATTGATCATAACTGCCAAGGCAGCATGCTCGTCACCTACGAATGTTGCTGTACCTGAAACGCTTGCTTGATCATATGTGTAGCTAGCAGTACCAGCTAATGTGATCAATGATGCAATGATCTCTTGGTCGATTTCAGCAGTAATTTCTTGAGCCAAAGCAGCCATAATTTCTGCTTCAACGTCAATACCGTGCATGGCTTGTGCATCTTGTGCAGATTCAAAAGTCCAACGTGCTTGCAATTTACGTGTACGAGCTTCAACAGCTTGTTTCAAGATCTGTACAGAAATTTGCTTACCGCCAGTACCTTCCATGGTAGCAGTGTTGTTACCAGTGTAGTTTGTAGCAGTGCTTGTTGCTTGTGGCACAGTTGAATATGCTTGAGCAATCGTGAATGGTGACAATGCTTCTTGACCGGCTGACACGCTTGTGGCGGCAGCAGAGTTGTCAGTCAATGACTGTGCGTAACGAACACGCAGAGTGTGGATTTGACCAACTGGGCCTGTCATTGGCTGAACGCCTACCAATTCGTTAGCAATAACGGTTGGCATAACACGACGGATAACTGGCAGAATCACACGGTTAAGTGTGGCGATGTTGCCAGATGCTGTGGAACCAGCAGTTGCGTTTTCTTTCAAATACTTGCGTGTATTCTCAAGGATAACGCCCATGCTGTTGCGCTTTGAGCCGTTAAGACCTTCGAGCAATGCTTCTTTGGTCTCGCCCCAGCGGCTTTCTAATAGTTCTTGTGACATTTAAGTCTCCTTATTTAATTATAACCCTGCCAGGCGCTTGAGGTCGATCACATTACTACGATCTTCCTGTTGACCACTTGGAACAGATTTATCCCCAGTTGCTACTGAAACGTTTTCTGTAATCACTTTGGTGGCTTTTACAGAGCGGTCTTCCAATACTGCTGGCAGATACTTTTCGAATGCGTTTTTCAAACGGGTTGTCTGTACGCTTTCAAGCAAATTACGCATAACATCTTGCTTCTCTCGGTTGAGAGGTGCAAGCAACATTTCCATGGTGCTTTCTCGCTCATTGGATTCTTTGATTATACGTATTTCACGTTCTTTTGACTCTACAACGACTTTGGCTCGTTGCGCGAGTTTGATGGCTTCCGCCAATTGCTTGTCCTTCTTGGACAATGCACTATACAACTTGCGAACTTCTGCTTTCTCATTTAGATGAGTAGCACCGAATTCACTTGCGTATGCTTCAAAGATACGACGACCAAAATTGTTCTCGCGAGCAATTCGGATGTCTTCTTGCAATTGTGAAAGTTCTGTCTTTAGATGACGGCTCACAGCCTGACTCATTTTCTCGGCACTTTCTTTTACGAAACGTACTTTGAGTGTTTCAAGTTTT